TAGCATTACCAACTGTATTTACATCTGTAATATTATTAGCAACTGTATCAATTTCAGAAACAGCTTCATTTAAATCATCGGCTACAGTTTCTACTTCTGATATAGCTTCATTAAGATCGTTAGCTACCGTTATTACATCAGCAATATTTGTTGCTACCGTATTTACTGAAGCAATATTTGTAGCAACAGTACCAATATCTGTTGCATCATTTGCAACTGCTGTAACATTAGCAGCTATACCACTAACTGTAGTTACATCATTAGCTATTCCTGCAATTGTAATAATATCAGTTATGTCTTGAGCAAACTCTAATCCTGTACCTGCACTATTAACAGATAAAACTTTATTAGCAGATAAGTTTGGAAATGTAATATTAAATGTATTTGAAGTGGTAGCAGCAGCTTTTGGAGAGAATTTTAAATCTCTTTCTAGCTGTTGACACATAGCTATAATTTTATCTAGTTCATCATTTAATGAATTAATTTGAAAAGCACCAGATGTTGGAAAGTCAGTAGATCTAGCAATTGCTAAATCTCTATAAATAGTAATTACATCATTAAGAGTAGCCCCACTCCCCCCTAATGTTATTGATCCACCACCAGAAACTCCTGCTCCAGATACCGAATATTGAGAAGCAGTCGATGGTGATGCATTATAAGTTAATTGTGTAGTTCCATTAAAAACTTTAATATCTGCATTTGTAAAAAATTCAAATGGTACAGAAAAACTTGTTTGACCTGCTGTTGCAGTATATTGAACTCGTGGTTCTGTATCTGAAATAGTAATTGCCATTAATGTAATCCTTTTTGAATATCGTCAAATAACCAATCAAGATACCATACATTTTGAAATGGTATTAACCTACGCACATTTTTTGCAGTGTGATGGTTATATTGATTTCCACCAACATCATACAAGATGTTAAATATATTATAAATTTGTCCTCCAGTTGGGCCAAACATTGTTCCTGCTTTCCATCTATTAGAAGAAGCAAAAGGTTTATTTTCACCTAATGCTGGACTAATTCCAATTCTGTTATCTGTTAATGTTTCAATTGCTTTATTTATATCTGTATAAATACCTGCTAATCCAGATCTATCGAAAGCATTAAGTAATTTAGTTGTTAATGATTGTTTTGAATAATCTCTACCAAATCTAAATTCAGTATAAATTTTATCTATTAACATACCTGATCCCATTAACAATATAGAACCAAATAAAAAATCTAAATCTTTTTCTTGCATACCTCTTAATAACATTCTTTGAGTTGCTGCTATAGCAAATTTTTTAAATTGAGCAAATGTTGAACCTAATTCAGTACTCATCCATAATGGAGTATCTCCTAATCCTGGAGTAACAATTGTTATATTTATATCTTTATTAAGAGCTGCACCAAAAGCATCTACTGCAGCTTCATCTTCCCATTTAGCAGTATTTGCCATAAAATTATGTTTAGTTTTTTCACCATGTTTTTCAAATTGAACAGCTATTCTTCTAGCCATATCTTGATCTATACCAGAAGATGATAATGCTGTTTTCCATTTGTCTGTTAAAGAACCTTTAGTCCATTTAATAGAATCTTCAATAATTCTAGAACCAATAGTAACAGATGCCATTGATTTAGCCATTTCTGTCCATCTTGACATAAGGTTTACATACATAAAATTAAATGCTGATGCTTTTCCAACACTACTTTCTAATTTAGAAGCTAAACCAAACATATCTCCTACATCAGCAAATAACATAGCTCTTTGACCTGTAATCATATCAACAGCTTCACCAAAAGATTGAGCTTCTTTTTTACCCATTTTTAATATTGTTCCACCATCTAAAAAATCAGAAAACATTTCAAACTGTGTTTTAAATCCACGTTTAATTCCAGAAGTCATAATAGTTCTAGCAACATCTGGTATTGCTGCTGCAAATCCAGTTAACATTGTTAATGCATTATAATGTTTAGCTGTTCTCATTGCTACCGAAGACCATGCATGAGGATTAGAAGGTAATCCGTAAGTACCTCTAATTAATTCTATAGAAGCTTCAAGATCACTTAATACTTGATCTCTTTCTTTAATAACTGCAGCTCTTTCTTTAGAACCTCTTTTTAAAGTTGCAAGTTTATAGTTATATTCATTAGCTACTGTCATTAAACCAGGATTAAATCCAGACATTTCTCCATCTTCAATAAATTTAACACCTAATCCATTAGGATCTCCATATTTTCTTGTAATAAGAATATCTGGTATTATTTGTCTTGCATAAGTTTTTTGTAATGCAAATATATCACTCATAATAAATCCAGAATCAAGCAATTCTATTTGAGCTTGTCTATCTAAATTTAATTCTCTTGCTCTTACAGCTCTAGCATATCTTGGTCTATTAAATGCATATCTTTCTGTAAGATCGCCAATAGTTTTTTCAAATCTAACAAATGGAAAATGTCCAGATAAATCTTTAACTAATTGATTTAATTTTGATTCATTAATTAATATACCTGCTCTTTGAAAATGTCCTTTAATAATTTCTTTAAATTTATCAGGATTTTTCTCAATAGCATTTTTAACATAAATAATATTAATATAATCATTAACGCCTCTAGTTTTGACATTTTTTAATCTTTGATTTAATTCATCAATTGTTTTTTCAATTCTAGAAATGTTATATGTTTCTTGTACACCATCAACTTTAGAAGTGTATGTTACAGATGTTTCTCCTTTTTTTTTCATTGATTTTAATTGAGATTCCCAAAATCTTAATTCAGAAATAATAGGCATTTCTCTAATTTTTAATTGTTGTATTTGTTCAAATAATGGGCCATATACATGTTTTTGTGTATGTCTGGCAGCAGCAGCTATTTCTGGTATATCATGAGAAAAACCATTTAATCTAGCTTTAGTTACTTCATGGCTAAATTGATCTAATGATAATCTATCCATTAAACCGGGTTTAGTATCTTTAGATAATTTATTATGTAGTGCTAATCCTAAATTTGTACTAGGAACTTTTTCTACTCCTTGGATTCTTTTAATATAATTAATATATTCATCTTTAACTAATTTATGTGATTCAATTTCTCCAACTCTCATCATACGCATATCAGTTTCAATTGATTTACCACTTGCTTGAAATCCCCATTCTTTAGTATTTTTAAGTTTTAATAATGGTGTATCTAAAAGATCACTAATCATATTTTTGGCAGTTAATGATGTTTTTTGTTTAATTAATCTAAATACAGGATTCCATGGCCCATCTTCTCCAAATATATTTAAATTAGATTTAATAAATCCTTCACCTTCCATTTGTTGTTTTGCTGTAAATTTTTTAGGAGCAACAGGTTTTACATTATATTCATCTATAATTTCTTTACTTAAGACCATAGTGTCTTTTTGAGTAGCAGAAACTTTAGATTTTTCGTCTAATTTAATAACATAATTATCATTTAAATTTCCTAATTTTATATTAGTTTGATTAAAACCAACTATAGTTCCAGTATCACCTTTGTTATTAATAATTACTTTATCTCCTTTATTAAAAATTGTTCCAGAAGGGGCTTTTGCAGCTCCTACTGTACTTGGTGTAGGATCTGTTTTATTAGGATTAACAAATGTACCATCAATAGCAATATCAGATTCTTTAACAGTTTGATTACCAATCCATTTATCATCTAATTCTTTTAAATTTTTTTGTACTTTAATTGAAGTTGGACTTGATAATTTATTTAATATAAAAGGTACTGTATAACCATATGCTGCAACACCAGCAACATAACTATCATCTCTCATTGGATCTAAATTTTGTTTAATTAATTCTTCAGCTAACATTGCGCTACCAACTACTTTTGCAACATTTCCTAATTTTGTAAAAAATAATAATGAAGAAGGATCTATTACAGCTCCTGTTATTCTACCTAAATAATACCAAGGAGATGCATAATTAGTATCTTGATGTGCTTGTAATTTTTTTAAAATAGCACTTGTTTCAGCAGTGCTTTGACTAAAATAAAAATGATGCATAAAATCATCATATCCTTTTAATTGAGGATCTTGTGATGGATTATAATTTTCTTCTATTGGAAAATCAGAATTATCAAATAATTTTTGTGCTGCCATTGCAGTAAGACTTTCATCTTTAAAACCATCCCATGCATCAGTAAGAGGATTGTATTCTATTATTTTTTTTTCTTTTTCTTTTACATCTGAAACTGTAATTGGTTGAGGAAAAAATGTAGCCATTACAATTTACCTAATTCACCATTGTAAGAATTTATAGCTTCGTTAATACCTTGAAAAATTACAGAATTTACATATTCATTTTTTTGTCCAAATTTTTCTAAAAAATAATCTTTACCCATTTCATGTTGTACAATAAACTTCATTAATTTATGAAGTTCATTACTGTTCATAATATTGACTGTATCATTACGATCATAATTAGTTTTAGATTCTAAAGCATCAATATATGATTTACTATTTTGTGCATACATATTAAATATTTCTTCAAATGTAGGCTCTGATCCATATCTTTTATCTACAATATTTAAATTAGAAGTTAATGTTGAATGATTAATAATTGTTTTAACAGAAGCTCTAATACTATCTTTTGGATGAGCAAATACAGCAAATTTTCTATCACCTCTTATATAGTTTAAAGGTATTTCACCATCCCAACCTGCAGACGATACTGCTGTCCAGTTATTAGTTCTATGTGTTACTCTTAATTCTTCATTTTGATAATTGTCTAATGCCCATTGTTTAAAATTTAAACTCATTGCATTTTCACTCATAACTGTTTTTTCAGGTGGTAATAAAGATTCATTTACTTTTTCTTTGTCTGATAAATCTCTATTTAAATTAATTTTTTTTTGATAAGATAAATTTTCATTTGCAGTATTAGCTGCCATTTGTAATTCTGTTCTTATTTCTCTAAGATCACCATCAAAACCTAAAGTTTTAGCTATCCAAGCAAATGGTCTTATTTCTGCAGGTATATCATTTATACCTGGTATATCTGGATAAAATCTATAATCAGATAATGTAATACCATTTCTAATTACTGAATATATAGCTCTTTTAGTCCAATGCTGTTTATCTTCTGGTAATTTATCATACCAACTTGATTTTTTAAATTCTTCGAATATCTCATTAGTAGTATGATTAATTAATTGAGCATTACTTGATGGTACATTTTTATCAACTAAATTAGTCCATGCAGCAGGTTGGAAATTTTTATCTAAACTAATCATACCATCTCCAATATGCATAGTTAATTTATATGCATGTTTACCAGATTGATCTTTATAGTTTTGTCTATCTATAGCAATTTTAACTAATCCATTTTTATCATCTGCCCATTGTCTAAAATATGCTTCAACTTGTTCCCATTTATTAGTATTGTATTTAGACAATTGTTCATTTTTATCTAACATCATAAAATCTTCTTTTATCGCTGCATAAACATCATTATTGTCTAATGTTCCATATGTATGCCAAAATGGATTTTTAACTAATTTAGGTTTACCATCCATAGTATAAGTTGATATACCCCAACCTTCATCTTCCATTCTTTTCATAACTCTGTTCCATGCTTTAGATCTTAAATTACTATTTTCTTTAGACCAAATATCTGGGTTTTCACCAACTGTCATTGCAGCCATTTCTTCATGCCACATACCTTTAATTTGTGCCATAGCTTGTGGTGGTACAATTTCTTTTGGCTCCCAAGCTAACCAAGTTGTTTGATCTCCAGCAGCAAATAAATTATCATGTAATGGATCTTTTTTATTTTGAAAAAATTTAAGAAAAGCATTAGGTGATTTTAATTGTGTATTAAACATATATTCAAATGCTTGATTATTAGTATCAAATTTAGCATTTATATTTTCTAATTTTTTATCTAAATTTTCATTTTGTAATGATTCTAAAATAGAACTTGCTCTATTATAATCTTTATTAGCAATACTTTCTATTACACCTGCATCAATAGCTTTTTGATATAAATGATTATATTCTACATTTGGAAATAATTCTTCATTACTTACATATTGATACATTAAAGCTTTTTCCATAAAATTATTTAAAGTACCTTCATCTTTAAAAGATCCAGCATCACTTAAAGTTAAATATTTTTTAACTTGATCTGGAAAATAATCTTGACCTGCAAATAAATTAATTGCAGTTTTAAAACTATCACTATTTAAATCAGAATATTGAACTTTATTAATTCCATTATTAGCTAAAATTGCTTTAGCCCACATTTCTCTATCTTCATCAGATTCAAAATTATATATTAAATTTGGATTTTGCATTGTTTTAGAAACAATAGATTGTATTCTATTTGCATCAGCAACATATTTAATTAATTCTCTATATTTTGTAGATCCAATATCTATTTGAGGTAATTGGCTTAAAACTTCATCCATACTTACATCACCACCTTTAAATCTTTCTAATGCTAAAGGTCTACCAGGTTCTTTATAATCTTCTAAAGAAAATTCTGGTTTTTTAGATTTACCGTATATATTATCTCTATGAAAAGCTTTATATTTATTAAAAATATTATTAACAATTTTTGCTCTATTATCATCATCCTCATATAAAGATCTAACAATTTTATACATTGGATTTTTTTGAAATTCTTCATCAACCATTGCATCATATTTATCTTCATCTCTCATAAAATCATTTAACCAGTTAAGAGCTTGTACTTCTTGACCATTATTATAAAGCGTAGCCATAATATGAAATCCTCTAGAAACCATTAATGCTTCAGCTTGATCTGTAATATTTTTAACATGATCTTTTTCTTTCATCTTACCAGATGCAACTAAATTATTATAATCTTCATGTCCTATTTCATTAATTTGTAAAAGATTATTTATAAATTGTTTATTAATACCTGGCATAGCTAATTCTAAATCTTGTTTATTAAAGATTCTCATAGAAAATTCAGCTTCAGAATTAAAATTATTCCATTTTATATCTCTATCAGAAAATAATTTACCATCATCAAATTCTTTTTTATTTGCAGTTGCAGATAATATAGAGTTTTGACTCCATGCTGCTAACATTGCATTAGCTTGTATTTTATATTGCGCAGGAGTATTTTCTAATAAAGTTTTAGAATAAGTATCAACAGCAGATTTCATTTTATCTGGATTCATTGAATATTCATTTCTAAATATTTCAAATTGATCTCTTGTTTTAATTTGAAAATCTTGAAAATAATTTGCTTGAGCAGTTTGATCAGCTTCTGTTTGTAATCTATTTAATGTAGGTTTAAAAGCATCAAAAGCTATACTTACGTAACTTTTTGCAGGAACATAAGGTATATTAGAAGGTGCTTGTATTTTAATTTGTGATCTATCTTTTTTTAATGCCATAATTAACTTTCGTATAAATCTTTTTTAGCTTTATATTCATAACCTGCACTAGCTATACTAACCCATCCACCAAATTGTTCTTTACGTCTTTGTGATGCAGCTATATCTTGTGCATAACCAATGTCTCCAATTTGTGTTCCAACATTTAATCTTATTGTTGCAATGTCTTTTTCAAATGTTTCACTTACATCTTTTTGAATATTTAAAAATGATCTACTATCCATAGAAAAACCAGAACCAGCTTGAGTTGCTTTATTAGAAGCAATTGTTGCTAAATATTGTTCTCGTCTATTTGCTGCTTCTTGATCAGCAATTCTTTTTGCAGCTTTTTTTTGTTCTTCATATCTTTGTTGTTCTATTTCAGCTTGTTTTCTAGATTCCTTAATATCATAAATTGCTTTAGCTGCAGATACAACAAACATTGTGACTGGATCAGCACTCATGCAAAAACTACCTCCACTGACATGCCTAAGATTTTAATTGGTAAAGGATCATCTTGGCTAATTGTTACTGTAGGATTTTTACTATATCCTAAAAAGAAAAATTCTTTTTTATCTGTTACTGGTGTGAGGTCAGAGCCACCTTGAAAATTAACTTGTTGTATAACTAAAGCTTTAGAGGTGCTGTCTGCAGCTTTTATAGTCATATCAAGGGTAGAGTTAATATCCACAATGGCTCTTGAAATTCTTCTTGGTAATCCAGTTAATGGCCCTTCTGGTAATTCTTTATCAATTGGCATAGTTTCAATTATTGGAATATAGTTAAATCCTACTTTAAGTCCAGTAGCTTTTGGTGCATTTGTTAAAATTATTTGATCTGAACCAGATACTGTAAATGAACCAATTGAACTATTGCCATCAACAATATTAATAGATTCATTAGTATAAATACCATTAACATCATGTAAAAATCCTTTTACTAAAGTAATTACAGCATTATCTGCAGGTGTTGTTACTAAAGATTGATTTAAATTTAAAGTATAAGAACCTGCACCATTATTTGTTACAGATTGAATTATATATTCTGTACTATCTCCAGCTATTGTAAATGATTCATTAATTTTAGGATCAGAAGTAAATCCATCTACTTCTAATGTGGCACCAGATTGACTTGCTCCATTAACTAATGGAGTTCCTCTTTGATTTAATGTAGATAAAGTTTGACAATCTAATGTTTCTGAATCATCATCTGCAAATTTTTCTAATGTATAAACAGTAGATCCATTTAAAACTCTTTTAGCAATAATAACTAAATTCTCATTTAATGAAATAATTGATTGTATATAATCTCCATTTCTAGTAGACCATTGTGACCAACCTGCAATTTTTTCATCTCTTACAGAATGAAACACAGATAATGTACCAGGATATGTAGATCCATTATTTAAAAAAAATGCATATTGTTCTGGTCTAGTATTATTACCTTTCATAATTGCAATTTCTTTTGGTGAGTCAATTAAATGTTGTGCAAGAATAGATACAGCAGTAGATTTATAACCATCTTCTAAATCAGAATAAACAAACTCTCTAACTGCTTTACCATTTTTTTGAACAAAGCCTGTTGCTTGGTCAAACATATGAGGAGCTGTTCTAGATATACCATATGGTGTTTGTCTTAATATACTTACATTAGAAGGTGTTATAGTATTATCAGTAGAATCTGGAATGTAATATTCTCCACTATCTGTAAATACTTGTAAGTCTTTACCAGATAACATATGTCTAATTTCGTTTACTGAGTTACCTGTTATATCAGAGTCTATTGCTTCCGAATCTAATCCAGTTCCTACATTAAAATTAAAATAATCTCCAATATGAGATGCTATTATACTTGCAGGTCTAGATTTTATACCACCTAACCATAATCTATTATGATGAAATGTAACTGCTTGAGGATAACCTCTTGCAGCAGAAATAGATTCTTCTTGCCATTCAAAATGTGGGCCAGTTCCACCAGCTATTGTTTCAATTACAGTTACAGTTACTTCAGTTGCACTTGTATAACCAGTAATTTTAACTTGAGATCCATCTATAGTTAAATAATGTCCTACATAAGCAGATGTAAAAAATCCAGAAGAAGCTGTTACAGTTCTACCTGTTCCAGTTGCTGATGTACTTATTGTTAATGTTGTAAGTGCAGGTTCATATTTGTAAAAAGGTGCATTTGTTTTATATGCCCCAGAAACAACAACATCTTCATCTATTTTAAATGCAAATTCTCTAACAATAAAAGATGATGCTGATTCTCTAAATATTTCTCTAATTGGATTATTTCTATGTGTTATAAAAATAGTATCACCAAATTGTGCAAAATTTAATTCAAATAATTGAGATGTAGTCCAATTACAATTAGTTGTATAATTACTTGTTAATGCTGTACCACTTATATTATAAACATCCATTCTTTGATTAGATAATGCTATAATAGCTATTTCATCATCAGAAAATATAAATGGTATTAATCTTGTTTCTGCAGGTAATGTTGCAAGATAAGAAGTACCAGGTCTTCTCATTAAACCACCTTCTGCTAATAATGCAAAATTTCTACATTGTTTAGCGCCTTGAAAATAAGATGATATGTCTGTTCTTGTAGCTAATAAAGGATTAAGCTCACCAGACGAAAAATTGGTTATAACAGTTTTTAATGTTCTTCCCATTAAACATCCGTTCTGGTAGATCTTCTAAGATTAATAAATCTATTAGTATCTAAAACCTTTGTAGTAGTTTCTTGTGCATCAATATTTTTAGCAATTAAAAATTGTCTTTCTGCTAGTTCTTTAAATTGTCTAATCATAGCAGAATCTCTAGCAACAGAACCTGCAAATATAGATGCTAATTCATATTCTAAAGCAAGAACAAAATGAGGTGGAAAGTATGCTTCATCTACTCTGTAAATGTAATCCATAATTAATGTACTATTAGAACCATAGCCATTAACATAAATATAGTCTTTGTATCTTGAATAAGGAATTACAATATCATTAACTGTTATTGTATTTATTTGTAAAACTTCTGGATCTGTTGGTATTTGATAACCATAATCATATCTTCCAGTAGGAGCTGCTGCTAATAATGAAAGTGTTTGTTGTGTTGTTGAAAATCTCCATCTGCATCTAGTAAGTGCAGCTTTTGTAATATCTTCGTAAATATTACTAGCAACTAATGCTTCTGTGCTTCCATCAGAAAAAGATGTAATAGGTTGTGCGCCTATCATTACTAATGCTCTTGCACATATATCTATATTAGTTGTTGCCATAATTTATAAAAAAAAAGATCTAGGGGGATTACTCCCCCTAAATCGAATTAGCTTTATGCTAATTTAGCTGTTGTTACAGTAGTCGCACCAGTTGCTGATGTAACAGTAAGTAGATCTACTTCTGGAGTTCCACCGATTCCGATAGAACAAAGAATTAAATCACCTTGTTTCAATTCAGCATATGCGCTGTTAAAGTAACCACTAGCAGCTACAGTTGCGATAGCATCTCCGTCAGTGTAAAACCAAAGAGAGTTGCCACCCATCTGTGCTACCTTTTTAATAGGATTGTCAGTTGCGTAAGCCATATTATTATATCTCCTTAATTATTACTCTGCACACTTCTGTATTCTAATACCATCAGTGTCAATTAATACACCACCTATAGAAAGCATAGATGTAATTAAGT